TCCCCCGTCCCCGCCGGGTTCCATGCCGTCCTCCATGGCGTCCATGTGGTCGCCGGCGGCGCTCATGTGGGCCTTGGCCATCGCCAGGTGCCCGGCCGGGCTCATGTCCGGGGCACCGTCGTCGTGCGCGTCCAGGTCGGTCTTCGGGGTCTTGTCGTCGGCCATCTCTCCTCCTACGTGCCGGGGATGGCCGCCGGCTCCGCGGGCACCGGGCCGCAGCGGCTAGCCTTCAGTATGACCCAGGTTCCGCCGTCTCGCCTGCCCGGTGCCAGCTGCGAGCCGCCGCAGCCCGATCCGGCGCTGGACGCTTGGGTGGCCGCCTACGCGGAGCACCGCCGCCGGGTCCGGGCCGAATCCCGCCGGTACGCCGCGCAGTGCCGGGAACTGCACGAGCGGTACGGGCCGCCTGCCGGCTCGATGTCCTGGGGGGAGATTGACGCCCGGCTGGCGTGGGCGCAGGCTGCCCTCATAGAACTGGACGAGATGGAGGCATGAGATGCCGTCAGTGAGCGTGACTATCCCGACCGAGACCGTGGAGCAGGCCGAGGCAACCGCGCGGGCGCTCCGGGAGACCGGCAGCATCACGATCTCCAATGACACCTACGAGGTCGACGTCGGCGGGATTACCGTCAACAACTAACGTGGCCGCGGTGGTCATCCGGCTGGCGTGCGCGGACACCGGTCAGGCCGACCAGGTTGCGGCGGCTGTCGCCGAGACCCGCGAGCTGTCCTACACCGATGGCAGCGGCACGGTCACCCTGCCGGTCAGCGACGTCACCGTGGAGCCGTGACGGCCACGAGCACGGAAAATGCCGGTGACCAGGCTGGCACGAGTTACTGAACAAGGCGTAACCTTGCGTTAGCTGTACCCCCAGGCCGGAACGGAGCGGGGTTCACCCGTCCGACCGCAGGGGAGAGTCTCCAGGTCCGTGGAGACCATCGAGCGCATCGCCGGCCGCGCCAGCGGTTCTTCCGTGCACCCCTTCCCCTCAATCCGCGTGCGGGGGAGGTGATACGGGAGTATGGGACTCATCGAGAGGATCCAGTCAAGCCGTGCTGAGACACGTGTTATAGGCGGGCTGCCTTGGCGCCCTTGGGACAGTCCTTACTGGTTAGGCGTTTTGATACTGGTGGGCCTGTACACCCTTCGCGCGCCTTTTTCGGCACGGAGCGGGCGCTGGCATTGCCGGCCCTGTACTCCGGGGTCAGCCTGCTGGCGTCCTCGTGCGCCTCGCTGCCGCTGAAGCTCTACCTGAAGCCCGGTCCCCGTGAGCAGCGGGTGCGGCGGTATTTCGGCCCGTCCATTTTCGACGCGCCCAGCGCGGACGGGACCATCTTCGACTGGCTGTTCACGGCGATGGCCTCGCTGCTGCTGCAGGGCAACGCGTGGGGCTACATCACCGGGCGGGATGGCTACGGGCTGCCCACCGGGATTGAGTGGATCCCGCCCGAGGACGTGTCGGTGCAGCGGGACGAGCAGCAGCCGTGGAACACCCAGCGGACCCGGATCTATGTCTACGGCCGGCTGATGGACCGCTCCGAGCTGTTCCACGTCAAGGCGTTCGGCCTGGCCGGCCAGGTGGAGGGCATTTCCCCGCTGCGGGCGTTCGCGCTGACCATCCTGTCGGGCCTGGAGGCCGAGCGTTACGGTACGGACTGGTATTTGAGCGGAGGATTCCCACCTGGAACGTTCCAGAATAATGAGCTAGAAATTACCGAGGAGCAGGCCACCGAGATCCGGGCGACGCTCGTGACCGCGATGCGCCGCCGTGAGCCGCTTGTATACGGGCGTGACTGGGATTACAAACCAGTAGTCGTGCCGCCTTCTGAGGCTCAATTTATTGAAGCGCTCCGCATGAACGCCACGCAGATCGCCTCGGTGCTCAACCTGCCGCCCGACCGCATCGGCGGGACTCGCGGGGACTCATTGACCTACAATACTGTTGAACAATCTACGCTTCAGGTGATCGAGGCGCTGCGTCCGTGGCTCGTGCGGCTGGAGACCGCGTTCTTCCAGCTGCTGCCGTCCAACCGGTACTGCAGGTTCAACAGCGATGCCCTGCTGAAAACCGACCTGAAGACGCGCACCGACATCTACCAGATCCAGCGCAACATGGGCCTGCGCTCGATCGATGAGATGCGCGACCAGGAGGACCTGGAGCCGCTGCCGGGCGGGGCGGGAAACGAGAACATCCCCCTGGAGGTCATGGTTGCCATGGCCAGGAGCATCCGGGGCATCCCGAAGACCATGGAGCCCCAGATCTCGCTGGAGATGGACCTGGCCGCCGACAAGCTGGAAGACCTGGCCAAGCAGGGCCTCGCCCCGGAGACCCCGACGCCGAACCCGACCGTGCCGTCCGCGGAGCAGATGCTCGGCCAGATCATCGGATCCCAGCGGAACTACGGCAGCCGCGAGGAACGCGAGGACGCCGAACTCATCTGGCGGTTCCTGGAGGCCCGGCGGGCACAGCAGCGGGCCACGGCGGCGCGCCGGGAGAACGGCCCGGAGTACGTCGGCGCCTGGATCCCCAGTAAGCGGGACCTGGTGCTCAGCTCTAACGGGAACGGTCATCACGGGGGTGACGGCTGATGTCAGTCGCCTTCCAGGCTTTCCAGGGTGCCCCACTCCAGGTCCGCCGGTACGGGACCGGTGCCGTTCCGGCCTTTCCGGGCCGCCTTCCATGCTCGTTGCGTCATGCGTTCGTTGTCCGGGATCAAGACGCTGTATCGCGCCGCCTGGACCTCTTCTACCGGGATCAGACCGCAGTCGAACACCCGATGGCAGTTCGGGCACAGCATCGTCACGTTATCCAAGGTGTGGGCTCCGCCTGCCGAGCGCGGGATGATATGCGCTACGTCACAGGAGGCTTCGTCCCAGCCGCACAGCGAGCACTGGTCAAGGAAGCAGGTCCGTACTGCGTTCCGGAACGAGACGTCGGAACCATACATGCCGTTACTCGGGCGCCAGGTGCTCACGGCCTTGGCTTGCGCTTGCTCACTGCATTTCGTGCTGCAGTAAATCGGGGTGCCCCTAGGATCACCCAGGGGACCGAACCGGATCCCGATGCTCATGCTGGCGAGGCTGACCCCGAACTCTCGGGCCAGGGCAGACTGTGTTTCCCCGGCATCGTTCCGGCGACGGCACTCGGCCAGGATTTCCTCGGTCAGCTTCTTCGACGGGCGGTTAGGCCGGGTCGGGCCGATTTGCGATGGCAAGTACTCAGTTGGCTTGCTGCAGTTGGCACACGGTGCGGTCAGGCGTTCATAGCGTGGCCTGGTCGGATGCTGTTTCTGATACTCGGACGCGCACGCCGTGCCGCAGAACTGCCTGGCTTTACGGTCCTTCAGGCCCCCGATCCACTTGATGGGGCCATCGCACTGCAGGCATTGCTTGCCGGGTATGAACTCGCTCCTGGTCAGGCGGCACGCCTCACTGCAGTACTTCGCGCGATCACGAGCTACCTGACTTCTGCGCCATGGAATCGGTTTTCCGCAGTTAACGCACGTTTTACCAGGGATTACTTCTGGATGTCCGCCCATAGCACCAGTATATGTGGAGGTTCACAATGACCGGACCCAGTTCTGATCAGCGGGCGGTTTTGTCCACTCAGGCAACTAACGACTTGCCCGACTCTGCTTTCGCATACGTCGAGCCCGGAGAGAAAGATTCGAGCGGGAAAACGATTCCTCGCTCTAAGCGGCACTTTCCCGTGCACGACGAAGCTCATGCTAGGAATGCACTCGCTCGCGCTCCGCAGTCACCCTACGGATCAAAGGCGATGCCGAAGATTTTGGCGGCTTGCCGTCGCTTCGGAATATCCGTCTCCGGTGATAACCGCGCCGCGTTCGGCCTGGTAGAGCCTATGGGGGAGTTCGCCGAGCGCCGGTTCACCCGGTTCCCGCCCGAGATCCGCACGGACGGCGAGCATGGGCCGCAGTACATCTACGGCTACGCGGCGGCGTTCGGCAAATTGAGCCGCAAGCTGGGCGGATTCGTGGAGCAGGTGGACCCGATCGCCTTCAACGAGTGCAAGACGGCCGGCTGGCCCGACGTCGTCTGCCGCTACAACCACCGGGACGACCAGCTGCTCGGCACCACCTACGCACGCACGCTGCGGCTGGCCACCGACGCCACCGGCCTGGCGTATGAGGTGGAGCCGCCGAAGTCCCGCGGCGACGTCCTGGAGTACGTCCAGCGCGGCGACGTCCGGCACTCGTCCTTCGCGTTCAGGGTCTTCCCCGGCGGCGACGAGTGGGGCGTGTCCGAGTTCAACTACCCCATGAGGACCCTGATGTCGGTCCAGCTGGTGGACGTCGCCCCGGTCCTCGATCCGGCGTACCCCGATGCCACCGCGGGCGCCCGCGCTCTCAACGGCGCGGTGCAGTCCCTGGCCGACTGGGTGCAGTCCGACGTGGAGGAAGTCCGCATGCGGCTGTCCGAGGGCCGTGCGATGGAGTACTTCAAGCGGTACCGCGACATCGACGGCTGGAAGCCGAAGACCGACCAGCGGCTCCGGCCGCCGAAGAAGCCCGTGCTCACGGGTGCCCAGGCCCTGCTCACCTTGCAGGCGAACACCGAGGACCCCTGGGCGGACGAGGAGTAACACCGCAAGTTCAGTACAGGCAAGCGCGCTGACGGGCCGTAGCTACCCGCGGACGGAGCCGGCGCAGGTGCAGAAGGCAACCACGCGAAAGGAAACAGGACATGCCTTCTGAAGTCGCCAAGCGGCTGCGAGACCGCAGGCTCAGTGTGTGGGAGGAAGCGAAGGGCATCGCCGAGAAGGCCGCGGAGGAGAACCGCGCGCTGTCCGAGGAGGAGCAGGGCCGCTGGGACGCCCTCCAGGAGGAGATGCAGAAGCTGGACACGCGTATCCGCGCCGTGCTCGACACCGAGAAGCGCGCCAAGGACGCCGACGACGCGTTCGACGCCCTGTCCGGCAAGAAGCCTGCCGCCGGCACCGCCGCCGCCACCGCCGGCGGCTCCCGGATGCTGGAAGAGGTCCGCAAGTGGGCCCGGGGCGACGACGGCGCCGGCCGTGCCCTCGAAGTCCGCAGGGACCCGGGCCTCGGGCCGATCAACTACCGCGTCCTGACCGCCGGGACCGGCGGTACCGCCAGCAGCATCGTGCCGATCGATTTTTACGATATGCTGATAGCCCACCTTATAGAGGTGAGCGGCGTCATGCAATGCGGGCCCACCGTCCTGAACACTGGCGGCGGGGAAACGCTCCAGGTCCCTAAGACCACCGCCCATTCCACCGCCGCATCCGCGGCCCAGGCAGCGCCATTGCCGTCGTCCGATCCGGCCTTCGGAATGCAGCCATTGTCTGCATTCAAGTATGGCATTCTCCTGCAAGTCGCAAGGGAACTGATCGATGACACGGCCGTCGATCTCCTTGGGTATCTCGCGATGCAGGCCGGCCGCGCGCTGGGAAACGCATTCGGCAACGACCTCGTCAACGGGACCGGCACCGGTCAGCCTGCGGGCCTGATCAGCACCGCTACGGTCGGCGTCACCGGGTCGGTAACCGGTGTTTCCGGTGCGCCTTCCTACGCCAATCTCGTGGACCTCGAATACTCTGTAATCGCGCCTTACCGGCAGTCGCGCTCGTGCTATTGGCTCGCGGCCGATAAGACAATCGGCGGCTTCCGGAAGATCACCGACACGGTCGGCCGGCCGATCTGGGAACCCAGCGCGGTTCTCGGTTCCCCGGACCTTCTCCTGGGAAAGCCGCTCGTGGCCGATCCCTTCATGCCGGCCATGGCCACCAATGCCAAGTCGATCGCATTCGGCGATTTCTCGCAATACTTCGTCCGGCTCGTCGGCGGGGTCCGCTTCGAGCGTTCCGATGACTTCGCCTTTGGCTCGGACCTCGTGACCTTTAGGGCTATTCTCCGAGGGGACGGAACGTTGGTCGATAGAACCGGAGCTATCCGCCTGTACCAGGGCGCAGCTACCTGATACTGACCTGGGGTTATACGCCATTACGAGGCAATTCCCGGGGTAATTCGCAGGCAACTCAGGTGCAAATTGAGCGCAATTCCCCGGGAACACGGACGGCAGTGGCCCCGCCCGCCCGGTGAGTGGCCACCAGGCGGGCGGGGAACCAGAGGGAGGCTAGCATGCGCTGGATCCGGATGATCGTCACCCTGTCCGGCGGCGGGCCGGGCGGCCGGGACTGGCGCGACCACCCAGCCGGGTCACCGCCGTTCGAGGTAGAGGACTGGGAAGCCGAGGACCTGATCCGGAT